AGATAAATTTGATGAAACAAAAAAGGCTCATTTAGTGCGGTTGTTAGAAGTTACTAAAGGAACGTTAAGCGGTCAATATCAAAAAATTCAATCTCAAAAAGATATTGCTGAAGCAAGAATACAGGAAATGGAAGATTTTGATGAATATATAAAAAGTCGGGGTTTAAAAAAAGGGGACAGGACTATATCTCCATCTATGGAAAATCCTGATAGTCCTTTCTTTTTACTTAGAATGAAAGTTTTACGTCTTCAATTTAAAGCAAATACTATGTGGACTAAAATTAAAAGTTTTGATTATATGAATGCAATAAAGGGGGCGGGTATATTTTTCTTTAAAGCACTATTAGCCTTTAGTGCAATTGTTTTAGGTTTATTTATGTTAAAGAAAAGTTTTGATTTGTTAAAAGAACCTTTGGGAGAAGCATTTGAATCAATAAAAGAACAAGTAATGTGGGTTTTGGGTGGAATATTTAACACACTATCTGATTTAGGAAGTGCCTTTGTTTTATTGTATGATGGGTTTGCTAATGGTGAGTTTTTCACTGTTATTGACGCACTATTACAAATTTTTGCAGGGGTTTTTAAATTAGGATTACAAGTATTAGGGGGAATTATTTGGCTAGGTGTTTCTTCTATTGTTATTGTTCTAGGTGAACTATTAGAACACGCTGTAAGTAGCAGTACGAATTTTTACAATACTGTTACAGGAATATTATTGGCTGTGGGGGTAGTGGCAGGTTATCTTGTGTTTATTGGTTCGACAATAGCAGCATTGCCATACTTAATAGTAGCCGGAATAGCGGGTGTAATAATGTTGGGAATTAAAAGTATTATGGGTTTTTCAACAGGGGGGATAGTTAATTCGGATATGCAAATAGTTGGAGAAAGAGGTGCTGAATTAGTATCTTTACCTAGAGGTTCTAGGGTACATTCTAATGCAGATAGTAAAAGAATGTTAGGAGGTTCGGGTGGCAATACAATTAATGTTCATGTTAATGGCAGAGTTGGTGCATCTGATGCAGAAATACGAGATATAGCAAATAAGGTTGCTAGAGAAATTAATCTAAGAATGAGCAGAACAGGTAGTGGGGTGAATAACTTTTGAGTGCTAAAAATCCAAACAAAATGGTGATGTTAGAATTATCTAGAAGAAACGAAATCGGTAGTGATAGTACTACTAACAGAATACCTTTACATATTGAATCCATCACAATTAATACAAATAAAACTGTACCTAATGTACCAATACCATTTACAGGTGCAATAAAGGGAGAATCAACTAACATAGCATTTGATATGGGTCTTGCTTCTAAAACAATAGATTTACAGGGTGTATTAACAGAACAAACTATAACTAAACAATCTTCATCAACGGGTAGTGTTAAACAGGTAGTTATGACTTCATTTGAAATAGCACAATTAATACATTCATATGCAGATTCTAGCAGTTTACAAAGAGACCAAAATATTAACAAAATATTGTTCTTTTATCCTAGTAAGGTAGATAATGAGTTTGAGCAAAGAACAGTAAAAAAAGATAATACTACTGTTACTAAAGAAGTAATGGAAACTTTAGATATATCCGAAGTTCCAATTATACCGTTCACATTTAAAAATAGAGCGTATGACAATTCCTTTGCATTTGGTACGGGGAATACAATGGATAGTCCATCAACAGTTTTTGATGTTCAAGATAAAGAAGGAAATCGTATTGACATATCTAATAATCATACGGGTGTTTCGGGTTTTATACGTTCCTTTACAACCAATATAATTGCTTCTGAGTTTCCTAGTATTGGTTTTAGTTTAAACTTTGAAGAGGCAACGGTAATAGGCGATAATTTCTTTGATTGAGGTGAAGAAAAATGGCTAACGTATATATTGGAGATTCTAAAGCATTAGTCTTTCCTGTTATGTGTGATGGTTATTTAAAATTAGATGCCGATACAGTAGGTACAGCCACGTCTAAAGGCAACTTTTGGAATCATACTGATAACTTTACCATTGAGGCAATTATAACACCATATGACGTTAATGGAAACGGCCATGCTTCTGCTGATGTAGATACAAAAACTTCTACAAGAACTCCACCAAGCCCTGCCGAAGATGAAATAGAAACTAACTTTCAAAGCGCTAGGTATTTTGGAACAGGTAATTTGTTAACAGACCACATAACAAATAGATTATCTCATAAAATGATGTTATTTTACAATAATAAGTTTAAGTTTTATTTACAGAATACTACGACTACTAATTATAATCAACCTGCTGAATATAAATTGTGTGTTGATTTTACAAATACTTCGGGATTGACTACTACTGTTTCTAGCGATAATTCTATTATAACTGCTGTTAATACTTTACATGGTTATTATGATTCTAATGGTTATTATGAAAAACATAATACTAGTTTGACTAAATTAACTTCTGTTGCTAGTATTACAGGTGCGTTACTTACATTTACTTCGGGAACGGATGCTGAAAAATTAGTAATATTAGATGAATTAGGGGCGAACAATAGTGGAGGTACTGAAATATTTAATAGCAGTGGTGTAAGTTTAGGAAAGGTTTTGAGTAAAAATACTTTAGGAACTAATCGTAGTGCTACATTATCCCTATCTCAATCTTCTACAATTACAGGAGATGTGTATGTTTCTCAACCTAGAGAAGCACTGTATTTAGAAGAAGTTTACAAGGTTTCTTGTTCGTATAGAAAGAACGGTCAAATAGAATTGTATGTTAACAATCAATCTATTAAAACTCAAACTCTTTCAGTACCTACGTTTGAGTTTGATTCAACTACCAATAATGGTGAATCTAGAATAGGTAAAGGGACTCTTACTAGTGAACAATTTATGGGAGAACTTTTTGAAATCTCAATGCACAAAGGAAAAGAACCAAGTTTAACACTCAATACTTTAACACCTAGTTACAGTAACATTTTATTTTATTATACATTTGGTGAGTAAATGTCGGGTCGAATGCTATTTCCTTTGAATACAGGTGTTAGTGAAAATGAAATAAGTATTAGCAATGGGTCTAATATTTACCGTAGTAGAAATAATACTAATAACAAAACAAAGGCTTTCAAAAATGTTTCAGTTAATCCTACATTATATACAGCAGGTTTAGAAAATGAAACAGGATATATAACAGCAAGTCATGTTGAATCCATTATATTTACTGAAATAAGAAAAGCACCTAGAAAGGATGGAACAGTTCAAACAAAGATAGTAGCCACTACAAATAAAGAAACAACACCATCTTTCAAGGTAAAAATATATGATTCTAAGTTTGCCGATGAAACTGTTAATAATATTGCTACTAACCTACGAGCAACTTATCATTCTAGTTTAGATTTTCCTCCTAATAGAGTAGGTTTTGATATAGAAGACCATGATTATTTTATAATTTTAAACCATGATATTGTTGATACTGCAAGTGGTAGGGGGGTTGATTCAGTTAATGCTCATTTTGCTAAAATAACTAGAATAGTTTCCTTTGATGAGTTTGGTGATGGTGTAGAGTTCAGTCCTAAATATAATGGTGAAATACCAAAGGGAACTAAGTTTGAAATATACAAAGGTGCGGCAAAAACAGATACAGATTTGGTAGCAGTATCATACGGTCTTAGAGGGGATTCGTCTGCTACAACAGATAAATATGATAAAATATGTAACGTAAATACCCCTACGTTTTATTTTTATAATGATAGGTTGGAAGAAAAAGACCAATTAGATTATAATGAAAAATATACTGTAACATCTAGTAGGACTTGGAATAATAGCGATACTATTACAGCAATAAATGTTGTAGGGGGACATACCCAATATCAAGCAGGTGGTACTAATAATTACTTTACAGTTTCTTCTGCACATTATGATGATTTAGCAGAAGGTATGTCAATATTTAATGGAACAAGTTATTTAGGAAATATAGAAAAATTATATGGTAATGATAGATTTTATATTGACTTTTACAGACCTTCTTTAACATTATCTGCGGGTAACGGGTTAAATATTACTTTGAACATAAACGAAACTGTACAAAATGTAGTGTTCAAAACGGAAAGAAAATATGACAATACCATACAAAATAAAGGCAGAGGTTTAATGGATGCTATATTGGTTGATAATGTATTAGTTGATGATGAAGATGATAGTAATTTTGACCCTTTATATTGGAATAAAGCGTTTCCGCTAATGAAAAGAAGTTCTACCGATTCATATGATTTTTCCGGTAATGTTTGGACTGAAAGTGAAAATTTAAACGGGGCTATGAAATATATAACATTTGAAACTGCTTCTTTAAAGAATGATAAAATTCCTACAACACTAGATACAATAGTAAATAACCCTAAAAATAAAATGAGTAAAATGGCTACTGTTCTCACTTTAGATAATAGTGGAACTCAACATTTGAAAATTACAGAAGATTCTAAAATGGTAGTTAGAAATGGTTTATTTTCAGATAGTATAAAACTTAAAAAAATAGAACATACTGTTACTTCAACTGCATATGAAACTAATGTTTTAACTATAAATGGATTAACAGGAGAGTATGATTATGCTTCTATTCTAGCCGATGGTACTATTATAGAAGTTGAGGGGTATAATTATGTGGTATCTAATGTTGCTACAAGAGACTATACTATTACTACGCAAAAAATTTATTTAGATGCTATTAAGCCTGTTAATAATAATGTTTTTGTTACTCAACAAGGTGGGTTAGGAGGAAGTAATGCTGTTAAAATAGTAACGAATGTTGATTGTTATATAGTTCCTTATTCTAACAATAAACTAAATGTTGAGTTCGCAGCCGATACAACAGTAAGACACGACCAAAGCGATAGGTTGACTTTAGATAATAGAACGATAGAAGTTAAGAATACAAAATTATACAATTCAAGGTTATCAATAACTAATAAAAGAGGACATGATTTAAGAGTAAATTATGGAGACAAGACACATAAATATTTAACTGTTTTAGAACCTACAAAACAATATTATCAGAAAACTCCTATTTCTAGAATGTATTATTACAATGGTAGTTTCACATTAAATGAAGAAATATTCAACGGTAATGTGGAAGATATAGAATCTAAAAATGAAAATGGAATGATGACTTATACTATTTCAGGAAGGGATGAAGTTGCTAATTTACTTACGAATACTGTAAATAAAAATTTAAACTTTACAGATGATATAGTATATTCAACGTTAAATCCTCATATAGATAATATTACTTCTTTTCATAATTCAAGAGGAACAACTGTGAAAGATACGACAATAACAATAGAAGTTGACGGACATCAGACCTTTACAAAATATACATTATTCTTTAATTCATCTTATGAATTATTAGGAGAGTATAGTAGTGGTTCTCACTCAGGAGATAATAGCCTTGCATCGGGTAGTGAAAAAACTATTATTACATTGAAAGACAAGG